CGTAGGCACTAATATCCGCGGTGCGGATAGCGCCCAAAGCTCCATCATTGATCAGGTGAGTGTGATGGATCTCACTGGCCTTGGTGGCTGGGAAGAGCCTTATGTCAAAGCAGAGCTGCTTGCGAATGCCCAGAAGGTAGCAATTGCTGCTGGTACCCTTCGAGTTTCCAGTGACCCTACATTCCGCATTGCAAAGCTCTCCCCCTATGAAGTGAATGTTACATCCTATGTTGATCGGAACATCGCAAGGCTATCTCCTGCTGCCTATGATGCGAAAATTACAAGCATGGCCATGCGTGCGCTGCGCCGCGCTGTCATTTCCCTTATCTTCAATGGTGATGGGCAGGCGTCTCCTGACTTCTTCGGGATTAAGACTGCCAAGAACAAAGACAATGAACCCATTTTTAAGACGGTTGCGGTTAGTGGAGTCAATGTTGATCTTTTGGATGATCTGGTCTTTGCCTACGGCGGTGATGAAGAGATGGGTGGAAACGCTGCACTCTATCTAGCTAAAAAGGATCTGAAAGCAATCGGAAGGCTGCGTGGCACCAATGAAAAACAGCGCCTCTATAAGGTCGCTTCCTCTCCCGGCAATGCCAACACCGGCACCATCACTGACGGTGGCCTAATTATCCCTTATGCCCTTGGTTCTGCGCTTACAGAGCTTACTGGTGCTACTGCAGGTGCAGAAGCGATTCAGACCATGCTTTATGGTGACCCGGCTAACTTCCTGCTTGGTCTCTTCGGCGGCTTTAGTATCCGCATCGACGAGAGCTATAAAGCGGCTGAGCGCATGTTTACCATTCTGGGTGATGTGATGGTTGGCGGCAACCTGATTGCAGATGAGGGCTTTGTTGTGGCCACCGTTCCTGCCGCTGGCGGCTAAGGTGACTTAGATGGCTGTGGAGCTGAGCCAGGAGCGGCTAGATGCCCTCCTGGCCTACTGTGAGATCACTGAGCCTTCGGAATCGGATCAGCAACTTGTTACCCTTGCCTATGCAGCTGCGGTTGGTTACATGGAGAATGCCGGGATCAAGGAGCCCGAAGCGGCCACTATACGCAAGGCTCAGTATGATCTCTGTGTGAACTATCTGGTTCTCGATTCTTTTGATCGCCGAGCTGTGACCATCACAGGTACCATTGTTGGTGAAAATCCAATGTTCCGGCGCCTAATTAATCAATTAAAGCTAACGGATCCTACTATGAGGTTTTAGTTATGAAGGATTTTTTCATAGATGCTGGTGAGCTGCGGGAGCATATCACCATTTTGGACTTGCAAGAGACAAGCCCTGGAACATGGGAATGGGTCGCTTCTGCCAGAAGTAAGGCAGCCATTGAGTTGGGAAGCGGGAAAAATCTCTTCTCTTCAGTAGGTATTGGGGCGCGGGATGCAAAGCTCATCCTGCGCCGACAGCCTATTACTGAACATCAGGCAATCCTATGGAGCGGAAAGCACCTCTTTGTTAGTTCTATTACTCCCCAGGGACGTAGGCACTTGGAAATTTCCGCAGCGCTTGTGGATACCGTCATATGCAAAGCGGAGACGTTCAAAAACGCACTCGGAAAAGGTAACCGGCCGGTGCGGGAACCGGGGCCAGTAATCAACTTCTCCGGAATTCTCACGGAAAAGTATCTGGGGTATGACAAAGAGGATAGTCATGCAGTGTCTACGGTGACTTATGTGCTGGTGACACCCAAGCCCATTGCACTTTCTGAGGGAGATCTTGTGGAAGTTGTGGGCTTTGAGGTTTCTGGGGATTTCAACATAGTCAAATGCCATCGGCTTGATGCGTTCAAGAATGAGTATGAGATGACCCGCCGCCGGGATGTGTAAGCAGCTGCTAGAAAGGAGCCATAAATGCAGAGCATTGACCTAACAGAGTTGGATCGGCTTCTTACCCGCTGGGATTCTATCTTAAAAACCTATCCGGAAGCTAAGGGCAGTGTGCTTGAAAAGCTGGGCACTGAGCTTTTAGATATTGTTCGGGACAACATTAGAAACTCCGGCATGAAAAATGCTGGCGGGCGTCTGCCCCTCTGGCAATCCTATCATGTGGGCAGCCTGCGCGGCTATGTATCTGTCCGAGCGATTGGGTCCGGTGAGGGGGCATCGATTGGCAAGAACAGCCCCGGAGCGATTACCAACTACACGGAAAATGGGCATCGGATCAGAAAGCCAAGCTCTTCCGGGAAGCGCCGGTACCGGCCTAGGATTACGGTGCCGGCTGTGAATGGCTATCATTACTATCACCGGGCTGAGGGTGAATCAGAGTCTGTTGCCTATGCTGAAATCAAGCGGTTTGTAGATGAGTTGGCGCAAAGAATGGGAGGTGCGGCATGAGTAGCTTTGCCGTAATGGAGGCCATTGCTTGTCTTTTGGCTGACCTCTGGCCAGAGCGGATTATTTACCGGGACTTTTGTCCATATGACTTTGAGCGACCTTCCTTCTTTCTCTGGACAACCAAGGAGCAAAGGGAGGTTCGAAGCCTCCATCTGGTGGAGGTTAATGCCTCCTTCATGCTGGAGATCTTCTGCGCCACAGATGAGTATGACGTTAGTTCAACAGAGGAGCTGCGCCTGGTGCAGGCTGATGTGTTAGAGCTTTTAGCAGGGCCTAAGATCAAAGTGTCCGATTCGGACACCGGAGAAGATCGCTACATCACCATCACAGCCATGGCAGCTGGGCAGGAACCGGGGAGCGCCTTTGTGCAGATTCAGGCGAATTGGATGGACTCAAAAGCGGCAAGCCCGGAACCAGTAGAAACAATAGAACATGTGGCCATTCGCCACGAAGTATAAGAAAGGAAGAGATGTATGAGCATTGGATTGCCGAGTATTACGATTCAATTCCAGCAAGCGGCTAAAGCGGTGCAGGCCCAGTTGAAGCAGGGAACCGTTGGCCTGATCCTGCGGGATGCCGCTGTAGAGCAACGGGGCGTTCATGTGTTACCAAGTAAGGATGCTATCCCCAGCGCACTGAGCGAGAGCACCCGTGAGAGCATTGCAAGAGCCTTTTTGGGCAGTGATAGAGGTGTGCCACGTCTTGTAATTGTTGCCATTATTGACCCTGCGGACGCAACCGGAGCAGCTATTACTGCAGCCCTGAAGCTGCTGGAGAGTTATGTGATCGATTACATTGTTGGTCCAGACGACATCACAAACGATGAAGCGGATCTGCTAGCGGATTGGGTTCTTGACCAGCGCAAGCTGTATCGGCCGGTGAAGGCTGTCCTGCCCAAGAATGCCGCAGATAACATGGGCATCATCAACTATGACATGGGCGACGTTAAGGTTGGAACGAGCACTTTCCCCGCAGCAAAGGCCTGTGGTAGACTTGCCGGTGTTTTTGCTGGTATCCCGCCCGCTATGTCATCCACCTTTGCGGTGCTTTCGGAGGTGACCGAAGTGCCTGAGATGACGGTGGAGGAACAAACAGCAGCTATTGCTGCTGGCAAGCTGATCCTGATCCATGACGGCATGAAGGCGAAAATCGCCCGTGGAGTCAACTCTCTAACTACCGTACCTGCAGGGGGCAGTGAGGATTGGAAGAAGATCCACATTGTAGAGGGCATGGATTTGATCAACTACTATGTGCGCTCCACCATTGAAGACGCTTGGGTAGGTCGCTATGCAAACTCTTATGATAATAAGATGATTCTGATCTCTGCCCTGCAGGCTTTCTTCTATGAGTTGGAATCCAAAGAGATCCTGCAGCGTGGATCTTCCTCCGTGGACTTGGATATCGTGGCCCAAGAGAAATGGCTCCGCGATAATAATGTGGACACAAGCAAGATGAATGAGCAGCAGATCCGGGAAGCCAATACCGGAAGCTGGGTATTTCTTGTGGCCTCTGGGCGATTGCTTGATGCTATGGAAGATTTTAAACTGCTGTTTTATGAGGGAGGCAAATAAGCATGAAAAGCATTGATAAGGCCAGCCGATTAATTAACGGTACCTTTGGTGAGCTGTGGCTGGACGGTGAGAAAATTGCAGAGTGCACTGCGTGCCAGGCTAAGCTTTCCAAAAACAAAGAGGATATTAACCTCTGTGGTGACATTGTAGTTGACAGCAAGCTCATGTCCATTAAAGGGACAGGCTCTCTTACTCTGTACCATGTGGATAGTGGCTTCCTGCAGCGTGAGCCGGATTTAAAGAGTGGTGTGGATCGCCGCTTTACAATCGTCAGTAAGCTAAAGGATCCCGATGCCATGGGCGCGGAGCGCATTGCAATCTATAATGTCAGCTTCGATGATATGACCCTGACCGATTGGGCAGCGGCCAAGAATGGGCAGATTACCAAGCCCTTTACCTTTACCCGTTATGAGCTGCTGGACCAAATCCAGCCTGTGTAAATGGAGGTTTACCATGAGTGTAATTAATAAGCTATTATCCTTATCTGCACCTGCTCCTGAAAGCAAAGAGGTTTTGATCCCTCGTTTGGGGCTAAGTGTCACCCTACAGGAGGTTGATTACGATACCCTGATGAGCTGTCGCCAATCAGAACACGCTCACTTCCATTACCTCTTAAAGTCCATCGTGGCCCCCAACTTCAAGGACCCTGCTTGGTATCAGGAAAAGATGGGATGTCCTACCCCCATTGATGCCATGAAGCGGCTACTCCGGCCCGGTGAGGTGGAACGACTGTGCCGTGTGGCTGATGAGCTGAATGGCTACGGCCCCGGCAGTATTTCGCCGCTTACCGCAAGTGACGATCAGCTTGAGACTGCGGCAACCGAAGCAGCCTTTGAGGAACTGCAAAAAAACTAGAAGAGCGCATTGACCTATTCGTGATGGAATTCCTGTTGATCCGGCATGGCCGCTTCCCTGGAGAGTATCAGCGCCTGTCTTTAGGGGAGCGGGCCGTGGTCAATGCGCTCTTTCTTGATTATTTCGAGCGATTGGAGGAGTAGTTTGTGGCTGACGTTAGTATTGCATTAAATGTGAAGGACAACCTCAGTTCTGCAATTGTCGGCATGCGAAGTGCGGTATCTCCATTCCGCAATGATATGACCGCACTGCAAAAAGAACTAAACACCCTAAATGCCACCAAAGTTTCCATGAGGATGGATCTCACCCAGGCAAAAGCAGCAGCAAAGGACGCACAAAAGGCATTTGAAAGGCTGGGAGAGTCTGCCACCGAAGCGGAGCGGGCTGCAGCTAAGGCGGATTGGACAGAAGCTGAAGCCCATTATGAGAACATCAAGAGCCAGTTAGAGCTGGTGAGCAAGCAGGCAAGGCAAACCGAAAGGGACATGCTCAATGCTTCTGGTGCCATCTCTCAGGCTGATAATCGGGCATCACGGGTTGCTGGGAATCAAGAATCCCCGGGCATGCTGTCTGCTTTAGGCAAAGCTGGACTCATAAAAATGGGTGGCGATGTGGCCGCACAGTGGGCAAATATCTTGGTCAGCTCCTCCATGGGACAGGAGATGGGCTCTCTCTTCTCAGGCGCTCTCTCCGGAGCTGCCAGTGGTGCTGCGCTGGGCTCTATCATCCCTGGCATTGGCACTCTGGTGGGAGCTGCTGGCGGCGGCCTACTTGGTGCAGCTGGTTCTGCTGCTCAGGTTTATGAGCAGAGAAACGATGCTTTTAAGGGCTACGTGCAGGACGCTGTGCAGGGACAGCTTAGCACAATGCAGCTGGATATTTCAGAAGGCTCAGCAATTGCTGCTAGGCGGGAAATGGATGCCATTTCATTCGACACCTTACTTGGAGAAGGGATCGGTCAAGATTACTTAAAACGTGTGCGGTCCATGGCAGCCAATACCCCCATGGAGTATGAAGACCTGACCAATATGAGCAGAGCCTTGGCCACAGGCTTTAAGGGCAACACAGACCGGATGCTTGGTTTAATGACTGGCCTAGGGAATGCCGGTTCAGCAGTTGAAATTGATCCTTCAGGGATGGCCGAAATGGCAAAAGCCATGAGCCGAATGCAGTCATCTGGAAAGGCCAACCTAGAGTATCTGAACATTTTCCAAGAGCGTGGTGTTGATGCAATTGGCATGATTGCTGAACACCTTGGAAAAACGAAAGAACAGGTCTATGAGCTGATTAGCCGTAGCAAGCTGGGTGGCATGGAAGCTGTTAATGCCATTGAGGCTGGGCTTGAACGGATGTATGCCGGGGCGATGGAAAAGCAAAGCCAGACCTTCGCAGGACTAACCTCA